ACCAAAAATAGCCCCGGCGGGACTTTTCGGCAACACTTTTGACCCCGAGGGCTGCTTCGGGCCTTCCTTGCGTGCATGTACCCAATGGCTCGGGCGCCGAATCCAGATGATTCGTGTAAGGAAGGCCTCAAGAAGTCCTCGGAAACCCACCCAACCGAACCCGAAAGCCTGCTGAAAGGAGTTGTAAGCATGGCCAATCAACCACGGATTTCTTCGATGGGTCCGTCGAGACGATCGGCACCGGCAACTACTCCAGAAGGCAGAGAGCAACAGCTCGTTTCGCTGGCCCACGACCTCGTCGAAGAGCGTCTGAGAGACGGTACCGCCTCGGCAACCGAGACCGTACACTTCCTCAAGCTCGGTTCGACTCGTGAGCGCCTCGAACAGATGAGGCTTGAGGCAGAAGTCAAACTCCAGAACGCCAAGATCGAGTCTCTCGAATCTCAGGCTCGCATGGAGGAACTCTACGCCAAGGCGATCGGCGCCATGAGTCTTTACCAAGGCAACGCCGCTCCGACGGAACCCGTCTACGACGATGGCTACCAGTAGATCGTATTCAGAGCTCCGGCGGATCGAAACTTTCGAGGAACGCTTCCGCTATCTAGCTCTGAGAGGTCAAGTCGGAGAGTCGACCTTCGGGTTCGACCGCTGGATGAACCAGGGTTTTTACACCTCTCGTGAATGGAGGAATCTTCGACACCACGTCATCGTCCGAGACAACGGATGCGACATGGCCGTCGACGGTTACGAGATTCACGACTCCATCTACATCCACCACATGAACCCGATGACGATCAGGGATATTGAGGAAGGCAATCCTGACATCCTCAACCCCGAGTTCCTGATCAGCGTCACCCACCGAACCCACAACGCCATTCACTACGGCGACGAGAGATTGCTCCCCCGCCCTCTCGTCGAACGGAAAGCTGGCGACACGAAACTCTGGTAGGAAAGGCCGCTCATGGCAACCATCGCTTACGACCAGCACGTCACCGACTACATCGCCGCGCTCAGCGCCACCGGTCATGTCACCCACACGAGGTACAAGAAGACCTCGGTCACCTTCCACCACAACGGCGGCAACCTCACCCACGCCGGTGTCCTCTCCGTCTGGAAGACGCGTCCCGCTTCGGCCCACTTCGACGTCGACGCCCAGGGCCGAGTCGCTCAGTACGTGGACGTCGCCGAGTACGCCTGGGCTGTCGGCAACCGTGGCGGCAACGAGACCACCATCTCCATCGAGATGGCCGACAAGACGTTCGCTCCCAAGTGGGAGGTCTCCGAGGTCACCTGGAAGGAAGCCGCTCGTCTCGCGGGCTGGCTCTTCGCCAAGGTCATCAAGGACACGCCCACCAAGAACAACGTCCACTACCACCACGACTGGTCGTCGACCGAGTGCCCCGGCCCGTACATGGACTCGATCCGCGCCGAGCTGCTGGCCGAGGTGCAGAAGTGGTACGCCCACTTCACGGAGAACCCCTCCTCCCCGCACCCCACCACCCCGCCCAAGAAGACCTACGCCGAGGTCGCCCGCGAGGTGATCAACGGCCAGTACGGCAACAACCCACAGCGTGCGAAGAAGCTGGAGTCGGAGGGCTACGACCCGGACGCCGTTCAGACCGAGGTCAACCGGCTCCTGAAGAAGGGCACCGGCACGACCAAGCCCGCTCCGGCCAAGAAGTCCGTCAACGAGCTGGCCAAGGAAGTCCTCGCCGGTAAGTGGGGCAACGGTGCCGACCGCCGTCGTCTGCTCACGGCCAAGGGCTACAACTACGACGCCGTCCAGAAGGAAGTCAACCGCCTCGTCGGCTGACCCGTCAAAATGAAAGGAGGTTTCCCACTTGGCTACAAGCATGTTGACCAACGTCAAGAAGATCGTTGGTCTCGCCGAGGCTGACACCAGCTTCGACCCCGACATCATCATGCACACCAACGCCGTTCTCTCCGTGCTCACTCAGTTGGGCATCGGTCCGGAAGACGGCTACTCGATCGAGGATGCCACGCCAACGTGGGAAGACTTCCTCGGCGGGGACAAGCGGTTGAACATGGTGAAGACGTACGTCTATCTCCGGGTGCGTCTTCTGTTCGACCCTCCGGCGACGTCCTTCGTCATCGAGTCCCTCAACAAGCAGATCGAGGAACTCGAAGTACGAATGAGCATCGTAAGGGAGGGAGACTCATGGGTCGATCCGTTCCCGCCGACGGTCGTATCGGAGACAGTCTGGGCCGACTGAGCCACGCCGAGACCAACAGCCATATCGTCGTCGCCATCCCCTCGGAAGACGACCCGGTGTGGAAGCAGTCCAGCGAGCCGGTCCCCCATCTGACCCTTCTCTATCTCGACGGTTCAGCTTTCGGGCCGACCGAGTTCGAGCTGGTGACCGGGTTCGTCGAACACGCGTCGTCATGTCTTTCGCCTTTCATGCTGGACGTAAAGCGTCGCGGCGAACTGGGCGACAAGCACGCCGACGTGCTCTTCTTCAACCCGAAGTGGGCCAAGGGCATCGAGACATTTCGTTCGCAGCTTCTTCAGAACGATCTCGTCGCGAAGTCCTACCTGTCGATGGAACAGTTCCCCGAGTGGGTGCCGCATCTGACGATGGGTTACCCCACATCACCGGCCAAGAAGCCGGAGGGTGACGGGAAGATCTGGTACGTCAACTTCGACCGGGTCGCTTTGTGGGCCGGAGACTACGAAGGACCCACGTTCCAGCTGGAATCGAAGGACTACGACATGGAGGTAGCTATGTCTCAGACACAGCGAGGCCGCGCCTTCATCATGGGCGACGGCATTTCTCACTACGGCGTCAAGGGTATGCACTGGGGCGTTCGCAAGAGCGAGCCCGGCGGCGATGGCGGTTCGAAGCCCGCTGCTTCGGCTCCTCGCCCTCGACTGTCCGATGACGCCAAGGCTGTCGAGAAGGCATTTTCCAAGATCGACCGAGGTGGCACCGACACCCTGTCGAACCACGAGCTTCAGAGCGTCGTGACCCGCCTCAATCTCGAACAGCAGTTCGATCGGCTGACAAGTTCGGGAACCTCTCAGGCCAACGCCGTGACTCAGGGGCACCAGGCCGTCAAGACCATGCTCGGCATCGGCAAGACGGTCAACGATGTCCACAAGTTCATGAGGAGCCCCACGGGCAAGGCCATCAAGAACGGCATCAAGGCCGTCAAGTTCGGCGTGAAGGTCTACACAAATCCCGTCGGAGCCGCCGTGGACATCGTGCGTCCGAAGAGCCACTTCACGAACGTCGGTAATTAGAAGGGAGGGTAGACGATGGCCCTGTCGAACACGGCGACGCCTAAGTACTACGGCGAATTCCGTAATGCTGTTATTCGCGGTGAGATCCCCGTCAATCGAGAGATCTCGATGGAGATGAACCGTATCGACGCGCTCATCGCCAACCCGAACATCTACTACGACGACGCTCCGGTCGAAGGGTTCATTCTCTACTGCGAGAACGAACTCACTCTGACTGACGGAAGTGATCTCCACCTCCTGCCGACCTTCAAGCTTTGGGCCGAGCAGATATTCGGGTGGTATCACTTCCTCGAACGGAGCGTCTACGAGCCGACCCCGGACAATCACGGTGGTAAGTACGTCACCAAGACGATCCGAAAGCGCCTGACGACCAAGCAGTATCTGATCGTCGCCCGAGGTGCCGCCAAGTCGATGTACGCCGAATGCATTCAGAGCTATTTCTTGAATGTTGACACGTCCACGACACATCAGATCACAACTGCCCCCACTATGAAGCAGGCCGACGAGGTCATGTCGCCCTTCCGGACTGCCATCACTCGTAGCCGGGGCCCGCTCTTTAAATTCCTCACCGAGGGATCGATCCAGAACACCACTGGCTCCAAAGCGAACCGCGTCAAGCTTGCATCGACTAAGAAGGGCGTCGAGAATTTTTTGACAGGTTCATTGCTGGAAGTCAGACCCATGTCGATCAACAAGCTCCAGGGTCTCCGGCCCAAGATCTCGACGATCGACGAATGGCTCTCCGGCGATATTCGCGAGGACGTCGTTGGTGCCATCGAACAGGGTGCGTCTAAGCTCGACGACTACTTGATCGTGGCCATTTCCTCCGAGGGAACTGTCCGAAACGGTAGCGGCGACACCATCAAGATCGAGCTCGCCGACATTCTGAAGGGTGAGTACCAGGCTCCTCACGTTTCGATCTGGCACTACAAGCTGGACGAACTCAATGAGGTAGCAGACCCGGCCATGTGGCTCAAGGCAAATCCTAACCTCGGGAAGACGGTGACGTATGACACCTACCATCTCGAAGTTGAACGAGCCGAGAAGGCCCCGGCGTCTCGCAACGATATTCTCGCCAAGAGATTCGGTGTTCCGATGGAGGGTTACACGTACTTCTTCACTTACGAGGAGACGCTACCTCATCGTCGTAAAGAGTTCTGGAAAATGCCTTGTGCTCTTGGCGCCGACCTTTCCCAAGGTGACGACTTCTGTGCGTTCACATTCCTCTTCCCTCTGCGGGACGGGTTTGGAGTAAAGACCCGCAGCTACATCACGTCCTTGACGTTGATGAAACTGCCGGGGGCGATGCGTCAGAAGTACGAGGAGTTCATTAACGAAGGCAGCCTCCACGTTCTCGAGGGTACAGTCCTCGACATGATGGAGGTGTTTGATGACCTGGACACCTTCATCCAGGAACAAGAGTATGACGTGCGCGCACTTGGTTTCGACCCCTACAACGCTAAGGAGTTCGTGACCCGCTGGGAGGCGGAGAACGGTCCGTTCGGCATCGAGAAGGTTATCCAGGGAGCCAAGACAGAATCGGTCCCGCTTGGGGAACTCAAGATTCTGAGTGAACAACGTCTTCTTGTCTTTGATCAAGCACTCATGACATTCGCCATGGGTAATGCCATCACCATGGAGGACACCAACGGTAACCGAAAGCTCCTGAAGAAGCGGCAGGACGCGAAGATCGACAACGTCGCCGCCCTGATGGATGCCTACGTCGCCTATAAGGCCAACAAGGAGGCCTTCGAGTGAGTCCGCTCGCCCATCATGGCGTCAAGGGGATGCATTGGGGGGTCCGAAAGGACGACGGCGGAGTTCATCGCCTCCAAGCATCCTCCGTTCAAATCGAACCCGGAATCCACAGCGGGACACAGGAAGCCGCTCGCGAAGTTTCCAGCCTGATCGCCAGCCGGTACGGCTTCGAGATCAAGAACGTAAAAGCCATTAAGCCAGGAAACCCAGAGTATCCCGACACGCTGGCTTACGTGGAAGACAACAAGACCTCGAAGGGTCGCAACCAGGGAACCATATTCGTCCAGGGTAAAGACTTGACTGCCCGGACGAAACACCTGGAAGACATCGGTTGGCTTGGCCCCGGCACCGGGAACATCAAAGCCATCATGACTCACGAGAGTGCTCATTCTCTGTTTCATGCGGATCAGACGATCGGGGTCGGTCTCCTCGGGCCTAAGCTCAAAGGAGGCAACATCAAAGCGCGTGACAAAGCGCTGAAGGTTGCTTACAAGGCGGCTAAGAAGGAGGGCAAAACCCTTTGGGATACCTCCGGCTATGCCGCAACCGCTGGGGTCCGGGAAGAACTCGAAGGTGAATTGTTCAGCCAGTATCACTGGTCGCCCAATCCACCTAACTACGTGAAAGTGTGGGGACAGACTCTGCACCAGGAAATGGGTGTCGATCCAACACCCTTCAAGGAGGTGAAGTAGTGTGAGCAGAACGCCGGGGTTCATCGACCCGTCGGCATATTCCAGTCCGGAGATGGTGACGGAGAAGCTCCAGGAGCTGAACAAGGAGTTTGGCTTCACCCCGCTTGGCGAAGAGCTTCTCCACTCTTCCGATGTCACCCACTACGGGGTCAAGGGGATGCACTGGGGACAGCGCAAATCCTCTTCCGGTGGTGGAAGCACTAAGCTCACGAAGGCCCAGCTGAACGCGGCCCATCCCGATTACAGCACCAGGGATCGAACCAGGGACGCTCTTGCGCACCCCGCTGGTGCTGTGAAGCGCATCAATCAGCGCATGAACAAGGGCATGGATCTCCGGACGGCCCGAAAGAAAGAGGGGCAGCGAACCCTCCTCAAGGCTGCTGGCCTCGTCGCCCTCTACAACGCCCCGAAGATCATCCGAGCAGTTGACGGAATGGTCGCCACCCACGGCGCCAACACGATGGCTTCGATCCGTGTGAAGGCTCAGACCAACCGCGGACGAGCCCAGGCAGCCGCGACGATGGGCCTCCCGAGCAAGCCCACCAATGGGCCTAGCTACGCCAAGAAGAACCGACAGGGTGTTCACAACATCCGGAGCTTCTGAGGGAGGTGAAACGTGCGCGTTATTCATGCGGCTAGCTCTGAAGGCTCCGATCTTACGGATGACCAAAGAGCGATGCTTGATCTGTTGTTGAAGTACATCTCCGAAATGGACCCCACGCTTGAGCACTACGGGGTCAAGGGGATGCACTGGGGTGTTCGGAAGGCAGACGATTCTTCTGGCTCCAAGCCCGTTCTCAAAGCCAAGACCGAAGACATAGCGGTTAAGCTGAAGAACGGCGACACCCTGACTCTGGGTGGTAACCGAACCGGTCTTCTCACCAAATTCATGGCTCGGGTAAATCCCAAGAAGATCGACGAGTACAACAAAGATCAGAGCTTCAAGATCACCGACAAGAACGGCAAAAACGTCGGTGAGATGTATCTCACTCCCGACAGCCACTCTTCGGACAAGCTGAACGTCGTATGGGTGGGGATCAAAAACAGCGCTCGCGGCAATGGTTACGCCAGTGCGGCAATGCGAGCCGCCATCGATCACGCCAAGGCGAAGAACTACAAAGCCGTAACTCTTGAAGTTCCGGGTAACGCGCCGGACGCTCGCCATATTTACGAAAAGCTCGGGTTCAAAGAGGTCTACACCCCTCCGGAGCTCAAGGCTGACGACCCGGTGTGGGGAGGTTTGACCAACATGGAATTGAGTCTTTCGGATGGGGACGTGAAGCACTACGGCGTCAAGGGGATGCACTGGGGCGTAAGACGGAACGGACCGTCGGGCGTTTCCAGCAAGACCAATCGTGAAGCCCGAAGCGACGCCAAGGAATTCGCCCGCGCCAAGATGTTCTACGGCGAAGGTGCTGGCACTCGACGAAAGCTGATCAAGGCCGCTGTCGAAGGTAAGAGCAAGAAGGACCCCGCTTACCAGAGGGCGTTCGATCATCACCTCAGTCGACAGGACATGTCCAAGCACGCCGAGAAGGCTCGCGGCGAGCGTAAGCGGAAGAACGTCAAGAAGAGCGCCGGTCGTGGAATCCGTGGCACCCGCCATATCCTCAACGGCAATTCTCAGTACGCCTCTGCGGCAACCGCCATCGCTGTCGGCGGGGCGCTGTACGCTCACAAGGCGGGGATCGACAAGATCGTCCTCGACAAGGGCAAGCAAGCGTTCAACAAGATCAGGGACCCCGAGGGCTTGAAGAGGGCCCAGAACCTCCTTCGAGACATGGGCATCGGCTGACGCCGAGCATATTTCAGAGAGGAGGTGACACATGGCAAACTTGCTTACTCGTATGAAGGAGGGGTTGCGACACAGCTGGAATCTCTTCACCGATCCCAGCTACTTGGAGGGTATCCAGACCGCAACTACCGGTTGGGGATTTTCCAGTCCGTCGGGTCGAAGTCGAGCGCGTTTCTCGAACGAGCGGTCCATCATCTCGTCGATCTACACGCGTCTGGCAATCGACGTCTCGGCGATCGATATTCGACACGTTCAGCTAGACGAGGATGGTCGATACCTGAATGACAGAGTCAGTGGTCTTCAGGACTGTCTGAACGTCGAGGCCAACATCGACCAGAGCGGTCGTCAGTTCCGACAGGACATCGCTCAGACCATTTTCGAGGAAGGTGTCATTGCGATCGTACCGGTCGACACCGACACCAATCCTGCCGTTTCCGGCAGCTACATCATCAACTCGATGCGGGTTGGTCGTGTTGTGGAATGGTTTCCTCAGCACGTTCGAGTGAGTCTCTATGACGAGCGCGACGGTCAGCGGAAGGACATAACTGTCCCGAAGAAGACCACTGCGATCGTCGAGAACCCGTTGTATTCGGTGATGAACGAGCCGAACTCGACGCTTCAGCGGCTTATTCGTAAGCTCAACATGCTGGACTCGGTCGACGAACAGACCAGTTCCGGCAAGCTCGACATGATCATTCAGCTCCCGTATGTGATCAAGTCCGAGGCCCGACGGCAGCAGGCTGAGCAACGCCGGAAGGATATTGAGTTCCAGCTGAAGGGCAGCCAGTACGGCATCGCCTATACCGATGGAACCGAGAAGATCACCCAGCTGAATCGACCGGCTGAGAACAATCTGCTTACGCAGATCGAGTACCTCACGAAGTTGCTTTACGCTCAGCTGGGACTGACGGAAGAAGTGATGAACGGCACGGCCGACGAGAAGGCCATGCTGAACTACTTCAACCGAACGATCGAGCCCGTTATTCAGGCGATTGCCGAGTCCATGCGACGCACCTTCTTGACGAAGACTGCTCGGACTCAGGGTCAGTCGATCATGTTCTTCCGGGACCCGTTCAAGCTGGTTCCGATGGAAGTGATCGCAGAGATCGCGGACAAGTTCACCCGCAACGAGATCGCCTCGTCCAACGATATTCGCCAGGCAATCGGTTGGCGACCGTCGAAGGATCCGAAGGCCGATCAACTGGTCAACAGCAACATGCCTCAGGCCGGATCGCCGACTGACGGCGCATCAGCAGGAGATGGGACAGACCCGACGGCTCAGCCGCAAGATGGGTCCGACCCGACAGCATCGAGTGACACCGCTATACAGAGTGGTCTAGACGACATCAACAGCGTCGTCGATGACATTTTCTCGACACTCGGAATCACAGATGGATGAGACTCTCGAACACGCGTACGATGCGGCCAAGCGCCGTGAGTACTACCTGAAGAACCGTCACCTGAAGGGCCGTAAGCACGGTTCCGGACAGGCAACGCACCCAAGGGTCAAGTCGAGAGCTGAGATCGCCAAGGAACGACACGCCCACCTCGAAGCTCAAGTGAGTGCGCTCAAAGCTCGCTTCGAAAGGCTTCAGGCAGCGCTGAAGATTCTGGTCGAACAGGCCAAGAAGCGAAGCGGGGTCGAGTCGAAGACGACGTCCAAGAAGACGACCACTTCTACCCAGCAGAAGGCACCGGCCAAACCTCAGAAGCTCACGGCTTCGCAGAAGAAGGCCAAAGCAGTAGCTGAGAAGAAGCGTCGCGATAAAGAGGCCATCAAGAACGGTACGGCCACCAACTCGCAGCTCTCGGACGAAGTCAAGTCCCTGAACGAACGCATCAAGACCATCAAAGCCCGGATCGAGAAGATGCAAAAGACCGGTGCTATCGGATCAACCCAGACCCACAAGACGAAGTAGGAAGGAGCAGTCAAAATGGAAGCCGATTTCGGCGGCTGGGCCACCAAGGCTGGCCTCAAGTGCACCGACGGTCGAACCATCATGCGTGGTGCTTTCGAGCACATGGACCAGCAGCAGGTTCCGCTGGTCTGGCAGCACGGTCACGGCAGCGTCGACAACGTCCTCGGGCACGCGATTCTGGAGAACCGGGACGAGGGCGTCTACGCCTACGGGTTCTTCAACACCACCAAGCAGGGCCAGACCGCCAAGCAGATGGTCCAGCACAAGGACATCAGCGCCCTCTCCATCTACGCCAATCAGCTGGTGGAGAAGGCCAAGAACGTCGTCCACGGTCAGATCCGCGAGGTCAGCCTCGTGCTCGCCGGTGCCAACCCCGGTGCGAAGATAGACTTCGTCGCGATCCAGCACGGCGACGGCTCCCTCCAGGAGCTGGACGACGAGGCGATCATCAAGACCGTTCTCGTGGACGGCCTCGACCTCGGTCACTCCGACGAGGACGACGAGGACGACGAGCTGGACGACGAGCTGGACGACGAGGACGAGACCGACGACGGCGAGGGCGAGGTGGAGCACGCCATGGGCGCCGACGCCACCGTCCAGGACGTCTACGACTCGATGTCCCCCGAACAGCAGGACGTGCTGCACTACTTCATCGGTGTCGCCCTGGAGCAGGCCGCCGCTCAGCACTCCGCCCTCTCCCACAACGAAGGAGGCGACGACATGTCGCGCAACGTTTTCGACCAGACCGCCGACAAGAAGGGCGGTTCTCTGAAGCACACCATGACCGCCGACGACGTCCGCGGCATCGTCAAGAAGATGGAGAAGACCGGCTCCCTGAAGGAAGCGGTCGAGGACTACGCCCTCCAGCACGGCATCACCGACATCGACATCCTCTTCCCGGACGCCAAGGCGGCCACGGGTGTCGTCGAGCTCGAGAAGCGCCGGACCGAGTGGGTCTCGTCCGTTCTCAACGGCACCCGCCACACCCCGTTCTCCCGGATCAAGACCTTCACGGCCGACCTGACCCAGGACGAGGCCCGTGCCAAGGGCTACGTCAAGGGCAACTACAAGATCGAGGAGTGGTTCGGCGTCACCAAGCGGACCACCGGCCCCACCACGATCTACAAGAAGCAGAAGCTCGACCGCGACGA